AACTACTAGAGCAGGTGGCAGTGCATCTCCATCAGGACAAGGTAATGCTGGTGGAACTGGTATGACTGGCCTTGGAGAGGCTGGTTCTGGTGGCGGTGGCGGCGCAAGTGCTGTTGGTGTTGATGGAGCAAACAATAAATCCGGTAATGGTGGAGCAGGTTCAGCAAGTTCAATAACTGGTACATCTGTTACTTATGCAGGTGGTGGTGGTGGTGGAACTAATTACCAAACACGCGGAACAGGCGGCAGTGGTGGTGGCGGTAATGGTGCACAAACTACTGTTGTTTCTCAAGCAGGTACAGCCAACCTTGGTGGCGGCGGCGGTGGTGGCGGTTCTTCTACAAATTCTTATGTAGGCGCAAATGGCGGCTCAGGTGTTGTTATTCTTAAATACCCTGACACTTACACAATAACAATCGGCACAGGGCTAACAGGTTCCACGCCAGCCCCATCGGGCGGTTTCAAAGTAACAACAATTACCGCTGGTACAGGGAATGTGAGTTTCGCATAATGAGTGGTTCATTACTTAGAACGCTTTCATCAAGTCAGGTATCTGATTGGTTTGGGCAAAAAACTAGCGTAAATACAATTCCAATTCCATCACGACCAATAGTTGTTGATTACCTTGTTGTTGCTGGCGGTGGTGGCGGTTCTTCAGATGCAGCAGGTGGTGGCGGTGCAGGTGGACTTCGTTGTACTGTCACAGCAACAGGTGGCGGTGGTTCACTAGAATCTGCTTTATCTCTATCACTATCTACCAACTACACGGTTACTGTCGGCGGTGGCGGTGCGGTTAATAACAATGGTAACAATTCAGTTTTTTCAACAATAACATCAACAGCAGGTGGTAAAGGCGGTACTTTCAATAATAATGGAAGTGCTGGTGGTTCTGGCGGTGGAGGTTCTTGGTCTAATACTGCAACTATTTATACTGGTGGAGCTGGCACAACTAATCAAGGTTATGCAGGTGGTAGCGGTACAGCAAGTACAAGTGCTGTTGCAACAACTGGTGGTGGCGGTGGTGCTGGCGCAGTTGGTGGTAGCGGAACAAGTTCAGTTGGTGGCGCTGGTGGCGATGGTGTGGCTACATCCATAACTGGTACATCTGTTACATACGCTGGTGGCGGTGGTGGTAGCGGTAACGCTGCTGCCGCACAAGGCGCAGGTGGTTCAGGTGGCGGTGGTCGTGGACAAAGTACAACTCTTGCTTCAGTTGCTGGTACTGCAAATACTGGCGGTGGCGGTGGTGGAGCAAAGGCTGGTGGAAGTGGTGTTGGTGCTGCTGGCGGTTCTGGCGTTGTTATTTTAAGATACCCAGACATCTTAACCATTACGATTGGTACAGGGCTAACAGGTTCAACACCTGCCCCTTCTGGCGGATTCAAAGTAACAACATTCACAGCAGGAACAGGAGTAGTGAGTTTCGCATAATGGCACATTACGCATTTTTAGATGAGAACAACACAGTCACCGAAGTTATTGTCGGCGTTGACGAGTCAGAGCTACTTGAAGGGCTAACGCCTGAGCAGTGGTATGGCAACTTTAGAGGACAACGCTGTATCCGTACTTCCTACAATGGGCGCATTCGTGGCAAGTATGCTGGTATTGGAGATACCTATGATGAAGCGACAGACACTTTTGTTTCACCAGTAACAGGGGAACAATTAGACGAACCAATAATTGAATAATTGAAATTTGAGGAAATTGATTTAATAGTAGAAAGAAGCGTTGATGGCAATCTATAACGAGAGCATTGCCTACAACGCAGCTGGCGTTGCTTACAATGCCGGATCAACAGCTACAACAGGCTCAGGCTCAATCAGCCTTGCAGGTTCAGCAACCATTTCTCTTTCCTTTGCCACAACAGGATCAGGTTCAATCAGCCTAGTTGGTTCAGCAGCTACATCTTTCCCTACAACAGGTTCAGGCTCAATCAGCCTAGTTGGTTCAGCAGCTACATCTTTCCCTACAGCAGGATCAGGCTCAATTAGCCTAGTTGGTTCAGCAAGCGATTCACTTACATTTGCGACAACAGGTTCAGGCTCAATCAGCCTTGTTGGTTCAGCAACCGATTCACTTACTTTCCCTGCAACAGGCTCAGGTTCAATTAGCCTGGTTGGTTCGGCAACCGATTCACTTACTTTCCCTGAAACAGGTTCAGGCTCAATCAGCCTAGTTGGTTCAGCAACCGATTCGCTCAAATTTGCAACAACAGGATCAGGCTCAATCAGCCTAGTAGGTACAGCAACCGTTTCTCTTTCTTTTGCCACAACAGGATCAGGTTCAATTAGCCTGATAGGTACAGCAACTTCATCCTTTGTTGTAACAGGATCAGGCTCAATTAGCCTAGTAGCAACTGCAACTGATTCACTTACTTTTGCCACAACAGGATCAGGCTCAATTAGCCTAGTAGGTACAGCAACTTCATCTTTTGCTTATCCAAGTTCCGGAACTGGGTCGATCAGCCTTGTTGCATCTGGAACTTTTTCAAAGATTAGTTACGCCACAACAGGTTCAGGCTCAATCGAACTTGTAGCAACTGCAACTGACAATCTCTACTTTGCCACATCAGCTTCGGGCTTGATTTCTCTTACTGCTTCGGGATATGGCTTCATCGGCAATGGCGCTTCGATGAATAATCAATACCGAACTGGCACATCCATTGTTGAAAGAATCAGAGTCAAGGCTACAATGAATCCGAATAAGAATTTAAGAGTTGGATCAACAATCATTTTAAGACCCCGAATCGGTTCGCTAATCAGCAATCGTGAACGCGCCACTTCTACCATCACAAGGAGATCTCGATGACTTATGACTTAGGAGATGTCATTCCGCTTGGAATAACCATCACTGATTCAACTGGCGCAAATGCCAATGCTTCGGCGGTCACTTGCACAATTACCCTTCCAGACGGAACCACCTCAACGGGTTCGGTAACAAATCCTTCAACTGGACTTTACAATTGCGACTTTTCTCCGACTCAAACAGGCCGCCATGCGGTTAGATGGCTTGCTACGGGAACAAACGCCTCAGCTTATACCGATGAATTTACGGTTCGAGATTATGCCGACCTTGGCATTGTTGGACTTGATGAGGTTAAGGCTCACTTAAACATTCCAACCACAGACACAACTTTGGATGAGGAATTGCGCCGATTCATTGATGCGGCAACCGACTTGGCTGAAACTTATGTCGGACAGGTTCTAGGTCGCAGAACTTTCACCAGCGAACTTTATGACGGCGGCACTGAATTCATTCGCATTCGCAATCCAAAGGCAATTTCCATCACTTCGGTTACTGAAAATGGATTGGCTGTCTCATCAAGTGCCTATGTCCTTGATTACACTGGACAGCGCCTCTATCGAATTGGCTCAGGCACACTTTATGCCACCAACTCTTATGGTTACTGGGTGCAGGGAATGAATAACATTTCCATCACCTATGTCGCTGGCTATGTCAATCCTCCAATGGCTGCTCGCCAAGGCGTTCTTGAGATTATCCGTCACCTATGGCAGACACAGCGCGGTTCAATGAGCGTGATGGGTCGCTCACTTGGCGGCGATGAGCTTTACACAACACCGACTTATTCCTTGCCACGCAGAGCGATGGAACTTCTTGACCCAACTAGCTTCCCTGGCATCGCATGACAGTCTCAATGGCATTTCCAACGATGGTCAACAAGATCATCACAGCCCTTGGCGCTGCCTCATCCTTGACCGGCATAAGAATCTTTGACGGCGCTGAAGTTGACTTTTCCTATCCAGGAGATGCAATCGCCATTGGCCATGATGGTTCATTTGGCGATTCTGAAATGCAGGTTGGCAATATCCAAGACACGCCATTTGCCTTCACAGACTTGCATGAGGAATCGGGAACGATTTCCTGTTCACTATGGTCGCAAGATGGAACAACTGACATTGCATCTCGCAGAACTAGGGCATTTGCAGTTTTAAGCGCAATTGACACAGTTATTCGCTCAAATTCAACATTTGACGGAACTTGCCTTTACGCAATCCTTACCGCAAACACAGTCAACTATCGCCAAACTGATATGGGAGTCGCGGTTGTCCTTGACTTTACTATCAGCTACCAAGCCCAGTCATAAGGAGAAACAAATGGCTTATACAATCATCAGCAATCGCCTTGACTGCAAGAAAGTTGAAGGCGATTCAATTACAGACAAAGAATTGCTTGAAATGGGTGCAAACATCGAAGCACTCATTGAAGGCGGTCACATCTTGGGGGATGCGACAAAAGCAAGTGAAACACAAACCTCAAAAGAAACTGCCGCGCCAGTGGTAGAATCAACATCAGCAATCTCTGAAGGAGCAACCATCAATGAGTAAAATAGTCCTAACAGATGCAAAAGTGACGATCAACTCAGTCAATCTCTCTGATCATATCAATAGCATCACTCTTGAAACTAAAGACGATATTGTCGAAACCACTGCATTTGGATCAACAGCCAAGACTCGCGTTGCCGGACTTGTTGACAATTCAGTAACATTTGACTTTATGCAAGACTTTGCAGCAGCAAATGTTGAAGCAACAATCTATCCTTTGATTGGAACAACAACCACAATTGTTGTTCAACCAACTTCATCTGCTGTCGGCGCAACAAATCCAACATACACATTCACCGCGCTCATCTCAGAGTGGTCACCTCTTAAGGGTGGAATTGGTCAGTTAGCAACCGCATCGGTTACTTGGCCAATTAGCGGATCTATCACAAAGGCGGTTGCATAATGGCTAAGCTAGTCCTCACAAACCCATCAATCACAATCGGTTCAACTGATCTTTCGTCATATATCACAAGCGTAACGCTTGACACAAAATATGACATTGTTGAGACCACATCATTTGGCTCAACAGCCAAGACCAGAGTTGCCGGACTTGCTGACAATTCCGTAACTCTTGACTTTATTCAGGACTTTGCGGCATCAGCTGTTGAAGCAACAATCTATCCGTTGCTTGGAACTAGCACCTCAATTGTCATCAAGCCAGTTGCAACAACAACCACAACAACGAATCCGACATATACGGTTTCAGCGATTGTTTCTGAATGGTCACCACTTAAGGGTGGAATCGGCCAGTTAGCAACAGCATCGGTCACATGGCCTGTTTCAGGCACAATTGCAAAAGCAACTTCATAACAACTAAGGAAAGCAGGGGATAACATGGATGGATTAGCAGTTAAAGTCAATCTAGTTGAAGGAACAGAACACACATTCGTTCTAAGGCCAAGAGTCATTGTTGAATTTGAACAAAAGTTCAACAAAGGCTTGGGCAAGTTGATCGGAGATGAGCAGAAACTTGAACATCTCTATTATCTTGCTTGGGCATCGCTTAAAGCCAATGGAATCGTAGTCAAACCTTTTGGCGCAGATTTCCTTGACACTCTTAAATCAGTTGAGTTGGTAGTTGACCCTTCCTTCGAATCCACCGAGACAGCCTGACCTATTCAATAGCAGCTCTCTCGGTGGAGACAGGAATTCCACCAAATGAATGGCTTGATGCTCCAGACGGAATTTTGGAAGCAACTTACGCTTACTTGAACGAAAAGAACAGAAAGCGAGAACAGTGATGGCTCAAGAACACTTGATCGTTACTGGTCTCCATGAAACGCTTGCTGGCTTGAAAAAGTTTGACAAAGATAACTTGGCAAAATTTAACAAAGTTATCAACAAAGAACTTCGTCAAGCCAAGCAAGCGGCTCAAGCCTTAGCAATTGAATATGCTGTTTCTGATGGCGCACCTTTGAGCAATATGAAGGGCAAGCCAGCATTGATCGGCCCACTTCGCAAAAATCAAAAACGCCCATTTCCTACCTGGAACACAATTGAAGTTGTTCAAGGAATTAAGACTTCAAAGGCTCAAGGCAAGGTTAGAAAAGGCGATTACACAACATCGGCTGGCGCACTTCTTAACGATTCCGCAGCTGGCAGAATCTTTGAATTAGCAGGTCGAGGAAAACGCCGAGTAAGCACAGATCCACGAAGCATTGCTTTTAAGAAAAATTTGCATGATCGTTTTGGCGAAACCTCTCGTTTGATTTACAGAATTGTTGATCGCGATAGATTTAGAATTGAAATGGCTTTCTATTACGCTCTTGAACAGGCAAAAATAGATTTACAAAAAGCCCTAGAATCTCAAAAGAGCTAAAGGAGAGTTAAATGGCAAAAGGCGCGGTCATTGCTCGGATACTTTCCGAATACTCAGACAAAGGCACAAAGGCGGCAATTAAGGATCTTGCACACGCCGAAAAGAAGTTTTCAGATTTTGGCAATAAGGTAGGCAAGGCTTTTGCTGTTGCTGCCGCCGCATCTGCCGCTTTCGCCATTAAACTTGGAGTGGATTCAGTTAAAGCTGCTATGGCTGAACAAGAATCCATTGCTGTCCTTACCAAAACGCTTCAAAATGTTACTGGCGCAACAAATGATCAAATTGACAGCGTTGATCGCTATATCAAACAGACAATGTTCCGTTTGAATGTTCAAGATGATCTTTTGAGACCAAGCCTTCAGGCACTTGTTATCGCAACACACGATGTCAGCAAAGCTGAAGGATTGCAACAAGTTGCTCTTGATGTTTCGGCAAATCGTGGCAAGGATTTGACAGCGGTTTCAATTGCACTCGCCAAGGCTTATGCAGGAAATTTCAATGCCTTAAAACGCCTTGGAATCCCTCTATCCGAGACCTTAATCAAGAGCAAAGATTTCGTTGGCGTTGTCAAAGAATTAGAATCCGCAACCAAGGGTTCAGCAGCAGCCGCCGCCGACACATTTGCCGGCAGAATTGGTCGCATAGGATTAGCCTTTGAGGAAGTTAAAAAGACAATTGGCAACGCAATTATTGTTGCCCTTGAACCATTCCTTAACAAATTGACACAGGCTTTGCCACAGATTGAAAAATGGCTTGATAGTAATTCCAAAAAAATTGCCGCATTCTTTATCAATGGCATCACTTATGGCGTGGCATTTGCCAAAATGCTTTATGACACTTTTACTTTCGTTGCAAATAACATCAAAGTTTTTGCCGAATTAGGCGCGGTTATTGCGGCAATTTGGGTTGGCTCAAAGACAGCAGCCGCCGTTGCCGGATTTATTACATTAGTTCAAAGCGTCATCAAGGTTTTTAAGGCACTCCGTACAGCAGCTCTTGGCGCTGCTTTTGCCGAAGCCATTGCCACAGGTGGCGCTTCCGCTGCTGTCGGCTTAGCAGCTGCAACCGCAGCATTCATTTTGGTCAATGCTGGTCTTAACAAATTTGAAAAAGATGCTGCCAAAACTAGCGCAAGCGTTGGCGATCTAAAGTTTAATTTTAAGGGTCTTGCTGTTTCTGCTGGTGATTATCTCAAAGGCTTAAAAGGCATCAACACTGCCACATCTGCTGGCAATTCTTTGACTGCTCAGCAAATCAAAGTTCTTGCTCAACTTAAGAAAATGGGTATTGTTCCGACTACTTCAACCGATCCAATTGAATTAGAAGCGGCTCGCCTTAATCTTTTGAAGCAGGGAACTCTTGAGGAAAAGGCTCGCATTGATGCAATCATTGCCGCCACTGCTGCTCAATTAGCATCAAACGAGGCAACCGCCCGTTATGCCGACCTTCTTACAGCTCTTGCCGACAACAAGATTTCAACTGAGGAAATCTCAGTCCTTGCCTCTAAATGGGGAATCTCCACAATGGCAGTCGAGGAATATGTTGCCAAGATTTATGCGGCAAATTCCACGCCTAGCAATGACAGCGCCATTATGAAACTTTATGAGGCTTGGGGTCTGACTAAAGAGGAAGCCTCTAAATATATCGACTTTGCGCGAGCATTAGCCGATGAAAAGTTATCCCCAGCTGAGATTGAAAACTTGATGGCCAAGTGGGGATTGACACGCGCTCAAGTCCTTGCCTATGCCAAGCAGGTTCAAGATGGCACAGTATTTTCAAGCACCTTCGCCGATCCTGGCAATGCTGCAAAGGCTTCTTGGGATGAAGCGCTGGCAGCACTTAACGCCTACCTTGCCGCCGTTGCCGGTAGCAAAATTGACACTGGTGAAAAGAAAATTGAAACAGGTGGCGGTGGCGGTGGAATTGGCGCTGGCACTTTTGGCGGCAGCCTTCCTCAATATGTTCTGGATCAGAATCCAGAATTAGCCGCAGCCGTTGGCGCAACCGCCAATCGCACCGTTGACATTGCCAATCTTGGCTCATCTGCAACATCTGGAATGGGTGGCGGTGGTTTAGCAACTACCAATGTCACCGTCAATGTTCAAGGTTCCGTCACTAGCGAAACTGATTTAATCTCAACAATTCGTCAGAGCTTACTCAATAGCCAATTGTCAGGTAAGCAAATCACAGCGTTAGCGTTGACTCTCTAAATGTCAGTCGCAGGAGTTCCTATATTCGGAGCAATAATTGATTTCACCGATGGTGCGGAATTTATCACTTCGGCGATGCAGTTAGATGATCCTGTCTATGGATTGCTTGGCACTGGACAATTAGCAAACGCAAATGACCGAGTTGACATCTCGGACATTGCGGTTTCAGGATCAATTCGCCGAGGCCGTAACCGTATCCTTGACAAGTTTGAGGCTGGAACTGCCACTATCGTTTTGCGCGATGACAACGGCTATTTCAATCCTTCCAACACCTCAAGTCCTTATTACGGCAAACTTTTACCTTTACGCAAGATCCAAATCTTTGCCGATTACAATGGCACTCGATACCCACTTTTCTATGGTTTTGTCATGTCATTTACAACCAACTTCCAAGTTGGAATTGATGCTTACTCTAAGGTCACTTT